TGACACTTATAGCGCCGAGGCTTATCTTGGAGTCCCTTCTCGAGCGTCGAAAGTTCTTCGAGACTGGTGGGTGACTAATAGGCGGATGCCTCTTAAGTACTTTGTTGGCGGGAAAATTGCTGGCGACAGGGCTTTGCCGAGTCCTATCGATGCCTCAATTATGCTTAAAAGGGGGCTTACCCGATCAGTATTTCCGCTGAACTGGACATGGAACACATTTATCCAGACATCTTCTGGATTACTGACTCCTGTTCGCTACGGTGTTCGCAATTCGATTAGAGCGATAGACGCAATAACTAGCAGTTCTGTTAAGAAGGACATCGATAAATTTGCCTATGTTGCCCGAACCAAAGGTCGCAGAGGTAGCTCCGTAGTTCTTCAAGACACAGGCGATGAGGTATTTGCTTATAGCGAAGATATGCCGTGGCAAGACCGATGGTTGGAGTGGGCGAGCTTCCTCTCTATCCAAATCGAAAAGCACCTCACTAGACATGCGATCCGAGCTGCATATCTACGTGGTGAGAAGCTCGGATATCAAGGGGCTGAACTCTGGCAGTACGCCTCACAGGGCGGCGCTCGAACTCAGTCTATGTATAACAAGGCTGACACGGTTGGCGCTCTCCGCTCAAGAGAACTCTCGGCGGTGATGCCGTTCCAAACATTCGCATTTGAAATGTTTAATACCCTCGCTGAAACAAACGTCCCAATACTTCGCGCTTTCACAGGAAAACATGGCGCATATGAGAGCTTCGGCGCTAACACAGCTCGCGGAAAAGCTACGACTTATGGAAGACTTAAGAATCTGGCTATTTGGTTCGCTGGAGCTATTGCGATTAATGCAATCGCCGATCGCGCTTCCAACCGTAAACCGTGGAACATCAGTTCGTTCTTTCCTGGCTGGGCTTTGCTTAGTGGCGGAATAAACGGTCTCGGTCCCGGCAGCGCTATCCTTCCTTTGAAGTTTTCATATGACGTAACTCAAGCTGTAAAAACCTACTGGACACATGGCGATCATCGTGGCTTATCATCGATCGGACTTCGGTACTTTGGGCTTCCCGGTGGGACTCAGATAGACAAATCGTGGGCTGGCGCTGAAGCCGTACAAGAAGGTGTTGTTCGCGAGAGAGATCGGACTACGAAATTTGAAGTTGATGCTCCAGAAATGATCGGGATAAAGTTTGATATTCCGTTAGTCGGCGAAGTCAATGTTACCGACGCTAAGATTAACCCAGAGGAGTTCATAAAGACTTATGGGCAAGGTATCTGGTCAACAAATGGTGGTCAGAAATATCTCGACCAGCAGCTTGGCAGAAGTACAGAAGGGCAATCAACTTTCGGCAAAATCAGAGCTGAGTTTTACGAGTTCTTTGGACTCGACGAACTCCCCCATGATATGGGAGGCGCACAGGGCAGGATTACTAGAGACATTGAGGAGTATCTGGATGCCTACTACATAATCCCAACCGATCCAGATGTTCGTAAAGAGCGTGAACTTCCGAGCCGAGCGACACTCCGTAAGAAGAATCCAGAACTCGACGCTAGACTCTTTGCCGCTGGCAAGGTCTCAACTTTAAGCACAGGACCTAATCTAGCTGAAGCCAAGAGGATCGCTAAAGAGCTGATAGTCGAATACGGTCTACTCGAGCAGGGTGGAGGATTTTTTACTGGAAGGGGAGTCGATCAGGAGCAAGAAAATATTTTTCGAAAGTGGCTTGGCAATCGGTGGGTCGATAGCATTATTGGTGGGCTGGTAACGCTCCTAGTTCAACGCAGCCTAAAATACGTGAAGGATACGTTCCACTACCACCAGTCACGACTCCCGCTGAGCGACAATCATCAGCGCCACGTATATCGGCTAAAGAAGGCGAACGCCTCGTCAGAAGCCAACACAAGACTCCTGCTGAGCAATGGCGCTTAGTAAGCAATTATTTAACACGAGAAAATCTCGTGGCTCTCCAAAAGATTTGGGACGGTAAAGCAATTTCCCGAGCCGAATCGTCCTCTCTCAAAGCCGTATTTGAGAAGGAACCGTTGGGGCAGACCAACTTTAGAACATGGTCTAAGCAAACGCTCAGACAGATTCAGGAGAACGCTGCTGTGCAAATGTCCCGAGAGGCTGTTACGGTATAGGAACAAGTTATGACCACTGACAACCAAGAACTTATGACTGCGGCAGAAGAATCATCTTCCTCTGGGGATTCTGGTGAAAACCAAAACCTCGAAGCTAATGATGTTCGTAATGCCGCCTCAGAGTCTTCTGGTGGCAAAAATGGTGGAGGCGCAAATTCGGAAAGCGCCAAAGATGCGACGATCGCACAGCTCAGGCAGCAGCTTTCACGCAATGCCTTACAGCAACAGATCGATCGAATTGAGACCGAAGCCGCAAGTGAATACTCAGCTGATATAACTGCCGTTTCAGATGGTGAAATGACAGCTGAGACAGCTCAGGCTCGAGCTGACGATCGGCGAAACGCTACCAGAGATAAAGTTGATGAAGTTGTAAATATTGCTCCGCAAGAAGAAGCCGTAGCTCGCCAATTGGTGAGTGATGCGCTTGTTGCTCGAGAGGGTTTTGCAATACGGCTCGCAAAAGAATTTGACGTTGATATGGAGAGTCTGATGGATGATCAGACTCTTATGAACCCAGATGAAATGCGACTCAAGGCACGAGAACTTCAACTAGACGCTCGGGATGGTAATCGCACAGGATCGCAAAGTTTCGACTCGGGACAAAAACGAGCGGCTTCACTAAATGTGAACGAAATGGATGCGATGAGTAAGGTTAGAGCTGGTCTCTAATCTCCGTCGCCTCCCAATCTTTGTGAGGTTCTAAAATTATGGCGATGACACTTGTTGAAGCTAGTAAATATAGCAACAACGTACTCCAGCGTGGCGTGATCGAGCTGATCGTAAAAGACGATCCGATTATGTCCCGCCTCCAGTTCAAAGACATCAAGGGCAATGGTCTAACGTATGACGTTGAGACCTCACTCTCTGGCGCTGACTTCTATCAGGTCGGTGACACTTGGCTCGAGTCCACCAGCACAGTAACTCAGCACACAGCACACACCAAGATTCTTGGTGGCGACGCTGATGTTGACAACTACCTTGCTGCGACTCGCTCGAACGTGCAGGACTTGATGGCAGAGCAGATCGAAGCAAAGTCGAAGGCAATTCGACATGCTTTCCTGAACACTCTGTTCTACGGCGACAACGCCACAGAAGGCGCTCGCTTCGACGGTCTCCACCAGATTCTCGACTCAGAGACCTACAACACCGTTGCGGTGGGTGGATCAGGCGCTCCAGCTGTTCTCAGCATGGCAAAACTCGAAGAAATGATCGATCTAATCCTCGACGGTAAGCCTGACATGCTTGTTATGACGAAGATGATGCGACGGTCGATCAACACGTATCTCAAGTCTGTTGGCGGTCTCACCTACGACGATTCTGCGAACAAGCGTGTCCAGACGATCCTCGGTGTACCGGTTACAGTCTCCGACTTCCTCTCGAACGACGAGTCCTGCGACAACGACTACGGGACTGGCTACGGTCACAACCCGAGCGACGGTACTTCTCTAGGCGACGATGACAATGGCACGACGATCTTTGCGCTCCAGTTTGGACCCAAAGCTCTGTGTGGTGTTCAGTCGATGCCAATTACGGTTGAAAAGTTCAAGAAGCTGGAAACCAAAGATGCAGCTCGTACCCGCATCAAGTGGTATCCATCAATCATGGTGCAGAGCATCATTTCTTGCGCGAAGCTGACTGGTCTCCAGCCAGCAGGAACAGTAACCGCCTAAACGGTCTCGCATCCCTGTGTGCGTAATCGCAGGGAGGAAGCCAACAGCCTCGATCCTTCAAAACGGGGCAAATAAATCAATAAGGAAATAAGTCCGTGGGTTTTACATACTCCGACCAAAACCAGAAGCGAACTATTCGCACTGGTAAGGCTTACAAAGCAACCGTAAATGCGGCTGTCGCTGTTGGGGACTTGCTCGCCCCAGCGAACGCAGATAACGCCAGCACTTTCAAGCTGGCTGATGACTCCGATCGAGCAAAAGCAACAACAGTTGCTCTTGAATCCTCGATAGCAGCTGCGGAAGAAATCTCCGTTGCTGACTGGGCAGAACTTCAGACTCAGGACACCATTGGAGCAGCTGGCGCTGTTACTCAGGTTTACTTCGCTGCATCTGCCGACTATCTCGGCGCTCCCTTGTATCTGGGTGAGTCCGGTAAGCCATCTTCAGCGATCGGTACGTCTGGTCAACAGATCGGCATCTTAACCGCTCGAAACCGCATCCTGGTCAATCCTGGGGTTTACGGAAACTCTCAGGAATTGAGCAACATTATTGCCGACCCAGGTGATGCAGGTGCAATTCCGGTCATCAAGTCCGGTTCGGTGTCGATCGTTTCGGCAAGTGCAGAAACTCGAACCCTTGCAGACCCCTCGTTTGTCGGGCAGACTCTCAATATTGGCTTGAAAACCGATGGCGGTACTGTAACTCTGACAGCCGCTTCCCCTGTAAACCAGACAGGGAACAACACCCTTGCCTTCGCAGATGTGGGCGACCACATCATGCTCATTGCATCGGAAGATGGATCAGACATCGAATGGCGAGTTGTCGCTAACGATGGCATATCCCTCTCAACGGTCTAAGCTAGGAACTGGCGCTCTGATTGAGAACTTATGGGGAGTCGGGCTTCGGCTCGACTCCCCGTTTAGTAAAATGAGGCTGATATGCGAACAATTAGTTGGACAGAATTTAAGACCACATCGATCGATGTCATACGAAAGCGTGAAAGCGTTATCGTAGCTGGCGACGGTCTACCGGCGTTCATTGCGATAATCGGAGCTGAAGGCGATATGGCTAACACCATCGAGGCTCACGCATCTCTGATTCAAGCAGGAAGGCAAGCTGAGTTATGGGAGAGCTAGAAGCTCGGTCTGGGTTGCAAGCGATTGGCGAATATGTCCTTCGTGATAAAGACGGAAATATTAAACAAACAGGTAATGTAATTGGAGGGAATATTGAACGTGATGATAAAGGAAACGTCATTGCGTTCATTGATCCAAATAACATTCGCCATGTAGATTTTGAGGTAACAAATGACAGTCCCAACTGAGGCAGGTTTCGCTGAAATGGCAAAACACGCTACTGGAACAGGTAGTCCAGTGGCATTTACTTTTATTGCTGTCGGCGAAGGCACAGGTCAAGACGCTACGGACACGCAGCTCGCTGACGAAATCCTGACAGGGGATTCTGTTGGACTAGAGCGAGATACTGCTGGAACTATATCTACTGTCCAGACAACGGTTGCAAACGATACTGGGAGCTGGGTGCATACCTTCACAGCTACGGGTACAAAAACCGTTCGCGAAGCTGGTATTTTCAACCTCGCCACAGAAGATGCTGGCGATATGTTGATCGTGGGAGACCTTTCTCCAGCAGCTGCTATGGTGAGTGGCGATACATTGACACTCACCATGAAATGCCAATTCAAAGCAGACTAATAGGAGATTGCTTTGGCAACGACATTTCAGAAAGTCGCTAATAATGCGATAGGCACTCTCAACACGACCATGAACGCCTCGGTAACGAGCGTCGTTCTTGAGTCGGGCGAAGGTGCTTTGTTCCCAGCGTCAGGGTCGTTCCACATATCGATCGGGTCCGAGATTCTGATTTGTACTTCCAGGTCGAGCGATACGCTGACCGTTAGCAGGGCAGCAGAGTCAACTTCCGCTGCAATTCACACAGCTGGCGTTTCCGTTGCCCTCAACATCATCAGTAAGCACATCTCTGACCTCAACACAGCCGTCAACGCTGTCGAGACTGTACTTGCGTCCTCTGGCGGTCTAAGTGGCTCTCTAGGCGATGAGACTGGATCAGGGGCATTAGTATTTGCCACCTCACCGACACTGGTTACTCCTGCTCTTGGTACGCCAACTTCGGGTGTTATGA